GTCTTCAATGTTTGACTATCAAACTGAGCAGATCGAAACTGAGGTTTTTGCCTACCTTTACGAAAATCTCGAAATAAGAATGCAAATGAGATTAAAGGAATTAGGATTCTAAAATACGCCCCGCAACACGCGGGGTTTTTTTATGCTTATAATGTCCATGTATTTTCGAATGTGTGTTACTTCGGTCTGATTATAATTTTGTTTTTGCGGTTCATTCATAATTTTTACAGCTTTATATCTTTACAAAACGTATTCAATAAATACCGCAGGTTATCGAGTAAATCGGCCTGTTTCTCGTCGCCTTTGCCTTTTATTATTCCGCGGCTGTTATTCGATTTAATCCGTAAAACGTCCATTCTCAGCGATGGGCATTTGTCCTCATAAATCTGAAAATCAGGGCAGGTACTGATTATCGTGTTTACCTGGACGTAGCTCTCAGCGTGTAACGGGTTCGCCTTTGGTACTATTATTCGATCTGTGCTAACCTGCAATTCATCCTGAATAATCTGATAGTATGTTTTCGGTACTTTCTGCCGTCCGTCGCTGCGATCCCCTGACGCGTCACCCGTTATTAAAATCGGCACGGCGCACGGAAAACGATTTTTTATTTCGCCGCCTTCGTACCATGCGCCAATTTTTTTACCTGTTTCCTGAAATATCCACTCCCTTATAGCCTGGCAAGTGTCATAAATCGAAGCCTCGCCGCGTTCAATGCTGCCGATTTTAAACTCCTTAACGATGTGAACGCCGTACCGGTATCGGGTCGATTGCTGATCAGCTAAACTAATTACAGTTTTCTTTCCGACCGCTGCCGTCATCGGTATTTTATTAAAGTCAAAACTTAAAAACAGCTGCTCAGTCTGCCAATTTATTTTTTTAGACGGTTGAAATACTTTCTGCTGTAATGTTTTTTCTTTCAGGACATATACCCACGCCTCACCCGAATAGTCAACGAATATCGATTTATATTCCTGCTCAAATGTTAGCCTATCTAAATCGCGGGATGCGTCTTCGACCTCTGCGGGGTCTATCATCGGGTTGTCGGTCGTTTCCATTCTGAACGTAATCCAGTTCGATGATCCTGTGTCCGATTGTGGTAGGTCAGCATCGCCGTAGCAGTTAATCTCACAACCACCCGCGCGGCTGCCATTTTGACATAACCTATACCAATAGTTATCTTTACCTGATGCCGTTCCAATAAAAAACGCCTCGCCTTTGTAGTCGGTTAGCGTCGGACGTGCAACAGTTTTCCAATGGTATTCGAGTATATGTGATGGTATTTTCTGAGTTTCCTCATAGATTACGCGGTGATATTTTCGCCCGCGTCCCTTATCTTTTCGGCCTTCGTCGCCGATACTCCAAACCTCCAACAAACCGCCACCGATGAACGTCATAATTTTTTCAGAATCATTCTTCTGAGTGATTATGCCGCCCTCGTTTTGCATCTTGAATACTTCAACAATTTTATTCCAACTTTGCGCAAAGTCTTTGAAGTCATCTAAAAATATACCTACTTTTTTACCCTCAAATACTGCCGGTGCTATCAACGGCAATGCAACAGACGTTATTAACTCAGTCTTACCAAAACGACGCGCGCAAACGATACAATTAAACCTCCTATGAGTTTTTTGTATTCGCTGCTGACCTGCGTGCGGTTTGTATAGTTCTATGTTAATGTTACGGGCCAATTGGTTACGTCGTTGGTGGGTAAATAATGTTAATGTTAACGTCTTTGTTTTCAGCTGCGTTTTCTGTTTTCGGTTCAATTATTCCGTAGCAATGGCCTAATAATAATTTAGTCATAGCAGGGTTAGATTTACCGTCTAATCCGCGTTCTACCTTGTTAGTTAGGATTTTAGACTTTGCGCGCGTAATTAGTGCCGAAAAATCAGGTCTTTGGTTATAATTCAGCAACGTATCAGCATCGACGTCTAAATAGTCAGCTAACCCGTAAACCGTGTAAGGAATCGGATCAGGCATATCGATAATTTCAAAATAATCTTTAGTTTTTACTATTTCTTTTTTTGTGCGTGCGTCGCAATATTCGAAATAACCTTCGATTCTTTTTTCTAACTCTTTAGGTTCTTTAAATATCAAAGGGCGACCCGCTAACATTTTGGCCTTATCTTTCATTCTTTGGCTGTTTTAAATAATTTTTAATAATTTTTGGTATGTATGTATCACTTTAAAAAAATAATGTCTTAAAAAGGATATTTTTTGGCGGTGGTTTGCGCAGTGTGATTAAACGATGCACAAATATACAATTTTATTTTGATAAACAGACTGACCTATAAAATAATTCAGTAAACTATAAACTTTGTAATAGTTCCAAAACTAAACAAACTAAACACCAACTAAACACGAAACTAAACACGGAAACACCCATCTATACTATATTATATACTATCTATATAAATATATATATATATATAAGGGGTCATGATGTGTGAGGTTTTTTGTTTGTGAGGTTTTTCCCTAAAATATATTTTTTAATATTCTCCTACACCCCCTGTTCTCGAAAAAATCACTATACACGTAAAGCGTTGACGCTCATCGGCTATGGTGTTTATTTTAAAAACTAAACATTTCTAAAACGGGGTAATTTTTATGATTTTGGTGTTTATGGAGTGAAATTGGTCAGGCCTAAAAATTAAAAAAACGTGTTTATTTTTTTATCGCGTCGGCCAAAAAAAACATTTCGTTCGGTATCAAAAAAATTATTATATTTGTGTTTTACTAAACATAAACTATCTAAAAAATGAAAATTTCAGGTAAAGTTATCCACGTCGGCGAAATTGAAACATTCGGCGCTAAAGGATTCCAAAAACGTATTTTTGTCATAAAGACCGATGAAAAGTTCCCGCAGGAATTACCGTTCGAGCTGTCAGGCGAAAAACTTACATTGATTAACGATTATGATCCCGCGAACGAAGATTTAATCGAGGTCGAATATAACCTCAAGGGCCGCCCGTGGAACGGTAAATGGTTTATAAGTGCTGAGGCTTGGCGGATAACTGGCACACCATCGAAAGCTAAAGCGAACAGCGGCGGATATGTAAAACCCGAAGAGATTGAAGGAGACCTCCCGTTTTAAAATAGTACTCGCCGCGCTACCCATCAGAACAGCGTACCAGGGTGAGGCGTTTAACAAAAAACCCGCACGGATTATGTGCGGGTTTTTTGTTATAAGTATTTTTTCAACCTATCCTGAATCAGCTGCCAAAACTCAACGGCGCGCGTTTCAATCAATTGTATCAGTTCGTCATCGCGTTTAATATTATGTATTGCGATTTGTAAACGTTCGGGAAATCGGGGATCGTAACTAACAAAGTCGCACCACTTACGGCCTGTTATCCATAGGTAACCTTGAATCTGATATTTATAGTCTTCGTACTGCGCAGGCTGCAAAATATTACTCAGGTGGTTCGCTGAATTTGACGGGCATTTGATTTCGATTATTCCATCGCCATCAACTAAGCCATCAGGAATACCCGCTACAAAATCATAAATCGGGTGCGGTATTGATTCGGTAATCGTTGGCACTGTGCAGAATCTTTCAAGCTCATAACGGGCGCGCGCTACGGGTTCGTAAGTATTGCCGTGTTCGAGTGCTTTGGCGCTGATTTGTTCGCGTTCAACTCCTAATATATCCATAATTACCTCATCAGCGTAACTGATAGCTGTCTGAGTGAACTCTGATATTACCTGACTCGGCGGAATAGCGTTCATAATCGCGGTGAGTTCAGGTACTGTTGATTTTTCGGGAACCGTTCCACCGTTGGCAGTAATCCAGTCTATAATATCCTGTTTTTTAGTTCCCGTTGCGCGTATTTCCTTAGTTCGGTAGTTCATCATTTTGGCGAACTGTGACGGCGTTATTTTACCTTTTGATGGCATATTATATAGAGTTTTTAAATGTGATTAAATTATCTGATGAAATATCGTATTTTTCGATAACTACATCGATTGTAATTTTTCCCGCGCGCACTGCCTCGACGCCTGCATTCCATCGGTCGGTATCGGGCAATAGTTCGGGTTTACGTTTTTGCTGCGGTATTTCGATTGTATCAGAATGTATTTGGTCGGAATCTTCGCCCGTTGGAATTAGGAATAAATTAAGTAGCGCGTATTTTAGTGCGTAGGTCATCGCCTTGCCTGCTGATTTGTCCTGAGGGTCAACACCGATGCCGATAGATTGAAGGTATTCAGATTCGCCCGTTTCAGCGTGCGTTAGTTTGTAAGTAACGATAACGGTCAGCGTTATTTGTTGTTTTGTTTTGCCCTGATCTTCCCAGCGTTCAATTTGTAGGTCTTTTTCGATGCCCGTTTGCATAATCGTGAGCTGATTTTTAGTGAGTGCCTGTTGAAGTAGCTCCCTAACGCGTTCGTCTGAAATTGATTTGTAAGAAGATCCGCCGAATCCGACTGTTTTGTCGTTTTTGATGTAACGTACTTCGTTCATAACCGCGTTAATTGCGGCGTGTAGTTTTTTGTTTTCCATTTCAATGGTGGTTTTAATAAAGTTTTGAAAATGTTTTTGATTAAATAATACACAAATATATTCAGAAGTTTTATCTTTACCAAATATTCGAGCGAATAAATTATAAAATAAAATGATAGAATTACGAAATTACCAAAACGAATCAATAAACAGAATCAGAAAATCGTATCAAAACGGATATAAACGGCCGTTGTTGGTTTTGCCGACCGGTGCGGGTAAAACCGTAGTATTTTCGTTTGTCACTATGTCTGCTGTTGCCAAAAATAATAAGGTGCTGATATTGGTACACCGTGACTCGTTATTTAAACAGACGAGTAAAACGCTGAGTAGTTTTCAGGTTCGGCACGGTCTGATAGGTTCGGGTTATAGTATGAATTACGGTAACGGCGTACAGGTTGCCAAGGTCGGCACGATGGTAAACCGATTGAATAAATACACACCTGACCTGATAATAGTCGACGAGGCGCACCATTGCACGGCGTCGCAGTATCGAAAAATAATTGAATATTACCCCGCTGCGAAAGTGTTAGGCGTAACGGCCACGCCGATACGGACGGACGGAGTCGGACTGATTGAGATGTTTGACGATTTAATAGTAGGCTGCACGATTAACGAACTAATCGAATTGGAGTATTTAGTTAGTCCGCGAATTTTTGAACCTCCGATAGGCGTAGATTTATCAGGCGTTCATTCGGTGGGCGGTGATTATAATAAATCAGAATTAGAGCAGGTAATGAATAAACCGACGATAACGGGCGACGCGGTTTCGCATTATAAAAAATTATGTGGGGGTGTTCCTGCGGTTGTGTTTTGTGTATCTGTTAAACATAGCGAGGATACTGCCGAAATGTTTAGGGCGGCGGGTTACCGTGCTGAATCTGTGAGCGGTAAAATGCCACAGGCCGACATAGACCGTATATTAAACGGATTAGGCTCAGGATTGATTGACGTAGTGACGAGCTGCGATATTATCAGCGAGGGGACTGATATACCGCGCATCGGTGCGATTATTATGATGAGGCCGACACAAAGCGAAGCGTTATATTTACAGCAGGCGGGCCGCGGTTTACGTCCGTGTGAAGGTAAATCAGAATGTATAATATTAGACCACGTTGGAAATACGCGCAGGCATGGCCACCCCTGCGAGGATAGACCTTGGACGTTAGAGGGTAAAAAGAAAAAACGAAAAGGACAGAACGAACAGGAAAACGATATAAATATTAAGGTGTGCGAATCGTGTTTTTATGTTTTTAAGCCTGCGCCCGTATGTCCGTGCTGCGGTTGGGTAGTTCCTGCGAAAGAGCGAACGATTGAGGCGGTTGATGGTGAATTGGTCGAGGTCGAATATCGAAAACGCGAAAAGAAAAAAGAAACGGGCCGCGCTCGCACGTTGGCTGAGTTGCAGAAAATTGAAGCGGAACGCGGATACAAAAAAGGCTGGGCATGGAATATGTTTAACGCGCGCTCAAAAAAATAGGGTAAAAAATATACAGCGTATTAAAATAGTATGTATGTTTGTGATGCGGTGATATTATCGCGTAAATAAAAAAGCTATGAAAAAAATAATTAAGTATTTAGAATCAGTCGGAATGTGGCGGGTTAATATTTTGGTTGATGGTGAATATAAAAAGCTCGGTTATTTTGAATCTTACGATGAGTGTAATTATGTCGCTGATAAATATTTAGAAAGTGATAATGATTACGACAGCGAATTATTATTTGTTCACGACGTTCCGTATCAATTAAATCACATCGGCACAGAGAATCAGCGGGCGTATTCGTATAAAAACATGAGAGGTTATTATTTTGAGCTGATACGATACACGGACGGAACATGGGCGTGGCACTTAGAACGCCACTGGCATCTTAGGGAAAAGTTTTTAGCAGACAGCCGCCCCGATTTAAAGTATGATAGCGCGTTAAAGGCTCACGATGCGATGGTATTAGTTTTTAATGAAAAAAAAATGTAGGTTATGATAAAAGTAGGTTCAGATTTTAGCGGCGTAGGTGCGTTCAATCAGGCACTAATGCGATTAGGAGTAGAATATAAAGAGATATTTGCCTGTGATATGGATAAGTTCGCAAGGCAGACATTTATTCATAATTACGGAGAGCCGAAGTACTATCCAACAAATGTTTACATGCGTGAGATACCTTTGGAAAGTTTAGATATTTATATGACATCTCCACCATGTCAAGCGTTCAGTTTAGCCGGTAAACGATTAGGCAAAGAAGACAAACGAGGTATTTTGTTTTTTAATAGCTTAGAGTTTATCGAAAAGAACCGACCGAGATATTTTATTTTTGAAAATGTAAAAGGTCTGATATCGGACAATGGCGGTAAAACGTTTAGTGAGTGGGTAAATATGTTAGGCGGCAAATCTGTGAATGGAAATACTGTTATGTTTGGATATGCTGATTCTGTTCCGTATCACCTGTATTGGAAAGTATTAAACGCTAAAGAACACGGAGTACCACAGAACAGGGAACGAGTTTTTTTAATCGGTATTCGTGACGATGCAGATAATAATTTTAGGTTTCCCGCTGAGGAACATTTGACGAAAAGGTTAAAAGATGTTTTAGAAAGTGAGGTTGATGAGAAATATTTTTTGAGTGCTGATAAAATAAATCAAATACAAAAATGGACTGCATTTAAAAAACCATTTGAATGTAATTTATATGGCATAAATGAAAATGAAATAATGTCTTGTTTGACAGCAAGAGGTGATGGTAATGAACATAGCGGAATGAAATTACTTAAAATACCCTCCGCAAATTCCAAAGGTTACGAGGAAGCAACGGAAGGCGATAGCATTAATTTAGAATTTCCAGAAAGCAAAACAAGGCGAGGTAGATTCGGCAAGGGAGTTGCTCAGTGTAATATGGGGGTGATTATTAAATTTGGTAGGTCTGAAACAGAAAAGCAACGCAGAAAAGAAACCTATAAAAAAACTGGTAAAGATTCTGGAAGTTTTAAAGACAAAGAATTGATATTAGCAAAGCAAGATTACTCTGATACTATTTTAGCAAATGCGAACCCACAAAAAGAGGGTTTAATTTTTACTAACAAAATCCGCCGCCTAACCCCTCGTGAATGCTTTCGCCTTATGGATTTTCCCGATACTTTTAGCTGGCCTGTATCAGATTCTCAGGCATATAAGCAGGCAGGAAATAGTATTGTTGTTAATGTATTGTATAAGATTTTAAAAAATTTACTAAACCATGAATAAGGAAAAAAACATACAGAACGACATACGTTTAAACGTAACCGACAACGTTCGAACGTTCCGTAACAACGTCGGCATAGGTTGGACGGGTGACGCGCAGCGCACTAAAGGAGGCGATACGATTATTAAAGACGCAAGGCCGCTGCACGCGGGATTGTGTAAAGGTAGCTCCGATTTAATCGGATGGGTTACAGTTGAAGTGACGTCTGAAATGGTCGGTAAAAAAATAGCTGTATTTTTGGCGTTAGAGGTAAAAACTACCAAAGGCCGCCCGACTAAAGAACAACGAAATTTCATTCATACGGTTGTAAATTCAGGCGGTATCGGTGGAATTGTCCGAAGCTCCGAAGATACGAACAGGTTAATTAAAGACTGGAATTATGGAGTTTAGTGAAACGCTCGGCCGCTGCGGATTGTGCGGTAGCTCATTAAATCCGATTGATTACGATTCAGATTTTAACCGATGCAGGCCGTGCCAAACGAATATTGGAACTATGGAAATATCTGAGTATAGAAACTACCTAAAAAAATCGAGAAAAAAACCTACCTTTGTATTTTTCTTTGAAATTTTACAGTTTTCTGATTTTGGCGAACGTTTGAAATTGTTTTACGCCTTGGAAACAAAAACCCACCTTACCACCGATGAAAATAAACTACCATAAACGGATATTTGAACCTGCTGAGGCGGTCGATATATTCGATATTTATACTAACATTGCAGACGGTCACTATTTGTCTGAAACTGAGCATATACACTCGCATTTTGAGAGCTACGAAAACAAAGACGCGTATCAGGCCGACAAACGTCGATTGTTGCCTGCCGTTGTATTTTCAGGATGTTACGACCGACATGAAACAGTAGAAAATCAAATCAGTATTCAGCACTCAGGTGTTATGAATATGGATATTGATATGAATACCAAAGCTGATTTAGAGAAATTTAATAAATTAGTTCATACGGGTAAACTGATTTATGTCGAAGCGGCTGCGCTGTCTGTGTCGGGTAAGTTTAACGGCTCGATGTGGATAAATGTAAGAATCGAAATACCTGCCGATTTCGCAGAGGTAACAGATTATATTAAGAAAAAACTAAAACTAACAGATATAAATTTTGTTAGTCGGTTACATTCGACGTTTTATGATTGGTTTTCTGCGATGTTATTGAATGAATTAAATATCGTTACCGGTAAAACTAAGGACTTAAAACGTCTGCGATATTTAAACCACGACGATAATATTTATGTAAATTACGATGCCGCCGTATTGCCGCTGAAAGGTCTCGAGATTTGGTTACAGATTCAGGACAAAGAGCAGGCAAAGCGAGATTTTAAAAATATTCAGGCGTCAGAATTAACTGATCCGTTTAAAATTGCGATGAGTTTCGCGGAGCGTAAAACGGGCAGCTGTGCGCCTGGCAATTATCATAATTTCATAACGATGTTATGTTCCTGCCTCAATCGGATGGGAATTTTAGAGGTTGACGCTGAAAATTTTGTACAGAACGTTTTAAAAGTCGACATAAAAACTAACTGTGTAAGTTATCCGTATAAGGCGTATTCGGGTGATTTTGGAACGTGGCAGGAATGGAAAGTAAAAAAATCAGTAGCGACCGAAGCGCCATCGGGCACAGATAAAACGCCACAGGTTAGGCCTGAAAATTCGCCGTATTTTATGCCGTTCGGATTTAATAAAAACGATGAAGGGGTACAGATGTTTTGGTTTTACTGTAATATGTCGAAGTCGTTAATTAGGTTATCCGCTGCTAAAATGAGCACTCCGAATCTGTTACAGTTAGCGCCGTTGGAGTGGTGGGAAACGGCATACCCAAAGCCGAAAGGCTCAGGAATCGATTTAAATTCGGCGATTGATTTTCTGATACGTGTTAGTAATGAAAAAGGATTTTACAGTAATAATAAAGTAAGGGGCCGCGGCGCTTGGATTGATAATAATCGAATTGTTATTCATGCCGGCACTCACTTAATTGTCGACGGTCAGCGGTACGAATTAGGCAGTATTAAAACTGAGTTTTTGTATGAACTCGGCAGCGCGTTGGAATTAGGCAGCGCGAAACCGATAACCTGTGACGATTCGGCACGGTTAGCCGAAACGCTGAGCAAATTATCATGGGAACGCGAAATCGACGGAATATTATTATCGGGTTGGTTAGCGATTGCGCCCGTCTGCGGTGTGTTATCTTGGCGCCCTCACATATGGATAACAGGCGGCGCGGGGTCGGGTAAATCGTGGGTTAATGCTGCGATGAAAAAATTCATAGGTAATATTTCAGTGAGCGTTCAGGGTAATACGTCTGAGGCTGGACTGAGAGAATTATTATTTAGCGACGCGATAAACGTATTATTCGATGAAGCTGAGGGCGAAAACGAACACGCACAGCAGCGAATTGAATCGGTTTTGCAGCTGATGAGATCCGCGTCAAGTAGTGACGGCGGTATGATTGTTAAGGGCAGCGGCAGCGGTGCGAAAACTTACAATATCCGTAGTTGTTTTGCGTTTTGTTCGATTGTACCTCAGGCGGTTCACGGGTCAGATTTGCGACGTGTGACGAATTTAGAATTAAAGCGCGGTGTATTATCGGATTCTGATTTTGAGGCGTTAAATAGTGATTTTCACGACTTCGCGACCGATGAATACGTGTTAGGTTTTCAGACTCGAATAATAAATATGATACCGTCGTTATTAAAAACGATTTCGATTTTCACCCGTGCGATTACTGAGAAATTAAAATCAAGGGCGATGGGTGATCAGTTAGGTGCGATGTTGGGCGGCGCGTGGCACGTTGTTAATGACGAATGTCCGACAGGTGAAGAAGCGTTTAATTTTTTGGCTGAGATTGATTTTAGCGGTGAACAGGGGTTATCGAATCAAACTGACGAATCGAAATGTTTGCAGCACATTTTAGGTATTCAGATTCGGGTTGAAACGGAAATCGGAATCCATACGCGGACGTTAGGCGAATTGGTTGAAGCGTCATTAAATGGCAGCGAAACGGTAAGCATGACGAAAGCTGACGACCACATGAAACGGATTGGTATTAAGGTTGAAAATAATATGGTTTGTATTTCGACGACGTCGGCATGGGTAAAGAATAATTTGAAGGGAACAAACTGGGTTAAAAATTACGCTCAGGTGCTGAGCCGGATATCGGGGACTGTCCGTAAAAATATGACGTATTTCACCACCACGATGAAAGGGCCCGCGATTTGTATTCCGATAAAAGAAATATTTGAAAAATAAATATCGAAAAGTTTGGAATTGATAAAATAGGTTGTAATTTTGTATCAGATTATTACACACAGATAAAAATACACGATCATGAAACAGTTTAAAAAAATTACATACTTAGGACAAAAAGCAGAAATTACAAATATGGAAACTGATATTTTTGACCGTACTTGGTTTAATATAGCTTTTTATAATAGAGATAATGGCAGCCGCACTAAGGTTTGTCATGTTTTATCTACTTGCGATTCAATTAAATATATTTAAACAAAAAAAACACATGAACGAGTACGAAAAGTTTTTAGAGAATAAGCGGCACTCAATTGGTAACTTTGGATTTGAAGCTAACTATATTCCTGATATAGCGTTTGATTTCCAAAAGTTTATTATTGAGAAAGCGATTAAAAAAGGCAGGATAGCGATTTTTGCAGATACAGGATTAGGTAAAACATTGATTCAGTTATCGATTGCGAAAAATATAATTCAGCATACAAACAAAAAAGTATTGATATTAACTCCCTTGGCCGTTGCGTTTCAGTTTATGTTAGAGGCTGAAAAAATTGGAATTGATGATATTGAATACTCAAAAAACGGCAAGCACACTAAGAAAATTGTTATCTGTAATTATGAGCGTTTGCACTATTTTGATAGTTCAGATTTTGAAGGTGTTATATTAGACGAAAGCAGTATTTTAAAGAATTTTGACGGACAAATTAAACAGCAGGTAACCGCGTTTGTTAAAAAAATACCTTACAGATATTTAAGTACTGCGACTCCATCGCCTAACGATTTTATTGAATTAGGCACATCATCGGAGGCGTTGGGTTATATGGGTTATATGGATATGTTAGGTAAGTTTTTTAAAAATAATCAGAACTCCGTCGATAGTAATAATCGTAATATAGGCGAAAAGTTTTACCTAAAACCGCACGCCGAGAGAGATTTTTTTGCATGGGTTAATCAATGGTCGATTATGGTTAAAATGCCGTCTGATTTAGGATTTAGTAATGACCGATATAATTTACCTGAGTTAATTGTTAATAAGCATATAGTAGAAAATCAATCAATGTTCGATGTAAATGGTCAGATATGTATGTTTACTCCGATTGCTAAAAGTATGACCGAAGTAAGACACGAACAAAAACAGACCGAGGAAAAACGTTGTGAACGTGCAATAGAATTAGCCGCAGAAAAGACTTCTGTATATTGGTGTAACACTAACAATGAAAGCAGTATTTTAAAGCACTCAGACAAAGAAGCAGTAGAAATTATAGGAAGCCAATCAATTGAAAAGAAAGAGGAAATATTATTAGCGTTTGCAAATGGTCAGATACAAAGATTGATTACTAAAGCTAAAATGACTTCATTCGGATTAAATTGGCAGCATTGTAACCATACTGTATATTTCCCGACATGGAGTTATGAACAATATTATCAAGCTATTCGCCGTTTTTGGAGATTTGGTCAAAAAAATGATGTTACCGTTGATATGGTAGTTTCTGATGGCCAAACAAGAGTATTAGAAGCATTGCAGCAAAAAACACAAAAGGCAATTCAGTTGCATAAAAGTTTAACTGAAAATGTAAATCGTAGTTTTGAAAATAAAATAAAAGAATTTAATAAACCACTTATAAAACCAAATTTTTAACATGAACGTAAAAGATCAAGTAATAACAGACCGTTACGCTATTTATAATAGTGATTGTATGTTGGTAATGCCCACTTTAGATGACGAAAGTATTGACCTATCAGTTTATTCTCCACCGTTTGCAGGACTTTATAATTATTCAAGCTCTGAGAATGATTTTTCAAACTGCGAAACGAAAGAACAGTTTTTAGATCAATACGAATTTTTAATAAAAGAGATTGCACGGGTAACAAAGCCAGGCAGAATTACGGCGGTTCATTGTACCGATGTTTTTGACAATACTTGCAGACTTTGGGATTTTCCGCACGAAATTATAAAGCTGCACATTAAGTACGGATTTGAATATCGAAACCGTATTACAATTTGGAAAGAGCCGTTAAAAGTTCGTATGAGAACTATGGTTCAAAGTTTAATGCACAAATTTATAGTTGAAGATTCGACAAAGTGTTTTACTGCTATGCCTGATTATGTTTTAGTCTTCACTAAGAAAGGCGAAAACAAAGTACCGGTAACTCATCCATTCGGAATAAATAATTACGCAGGCGAAACTCCGATAGTTCCGAATATTTTAAGAGCGTGGAACAATGCAAATGATTCTAATTTAAACGAAGATCAGCTTTGGAAACATCTTAATAATGTAAACGAAGACGACAAAATTACAAAGTTAAATCATTATATTTGGCAGCGTTACGCATCGTCTGTTTGGGATGATATTAGAATCGAAAATGTTTTGCCGTTTAAAGATTCAAAAGAGCAAGACGATGAAAAACACGTACACCCGTTACAGTTAGATGTAATTGATCGTATTGTTGAATTGTACTCTAATCCTGATGAAGTTGTATTGACTCCGTTTATGGGCGTAGGTAGCGAAGTTTTTAGTCCTGTTTCTATGGGCCGTAAAGCGATAGGAATTGAGTTAAAAGACAGTTATTATAAACAGGCAATACTCAACATGAAAGATGCCGAAAAGCGATTTAAAAACACTATTAAGAAACAAGAAACACTATTCTAATGCTACACTACCACAACACCACGCGCAACGATCACCGCGTTAACCAATGGATTATTATTTGTTCATTGTACGCTCTCGATTATGCAGCGGGCAATATAACCGATGATATTGATATCAGGCAAGCCACTAAGCTCAGGTTTAAGAATATGAAACAATGGGCACAAAATACGTTAACTACATCATTTAGGATTAAGCCGAAGGATAAAACTGATACTGATTATATTGTTTACGACCATGTTGTTATTATGCAGAAATTATTCATGTTAGCGTGTTCAATTCCGAATGAAGACCTACCTGAATTTTTAACTGAGGTTAACAATATTTCAGAAAAAATAATTAAAAAATATTCCGATAATACAGTAATAATTGATAAATAGTATTATCTTTGAATCTTTGAAACACATAAAGTTCTTACGCGCCCCGTTAGTCGGATTTCGGGGCGTTATTTAAGGGGTCGAAAGGTATCGACAGATGTAAACGGTGTTAACAGTCAGGCAAAAACGCTTTAACCGGCAACAATTCAGACGTATCCAACGCGGGCAATGCTCGCACAGGTGAGGCCACCTACGGCCAAGAAACACAAGTTGGCCAAGTGTCAGCATAGGGAGTTTTTAATTGAGTTTGCTGAAACTTTAAATCAGATGGTGGAGCTGCAATTCTGCGGCCTAAGTTTACAGACTTTAAAACTGTACAAGCCTGTAAAATCCTGTAATGTACGAATAGACTGGACGCGGGTTCAAATCCCGCCGACTCCTCAAAATATTAGGTATGGTGTAACTGGGAACACGGCATTGCATGGTGCAAATACAGGTTCGAATCCTGTTATCTAATCAAGTTTTTTGTAGTTTTTTAAAAGTGGTTTACTGCCCGTTGTTTCGTTCACGGCGGGCAGTTTTTTAAAATCAATTATTTATGTATTTAACATTTGAGCAAGCATTCAGCTTAATAAAACCAAAAATCTACAAAAACACGCATTATTATCAATTGTTTATACGTGATTTGATTGATAAAAATGAATTGATAGAGGTTAATCCTGATTTATTTTTTTGTAATGAGAATGGCGAATATATCAAAGCTGATAATGTATTAGCGAAACGTTTAGTTACTGCTCAATCAGTTAACGAATACGTAAGAAAAAAACGCACTCATTACGAAAAATACGGCCGAAATGAAAAGCCTGGCACATCAATAAAAATTGTATTTTCAGACAACAAAACAATGCGTTTTGATTCGTTTGATCAGGCTATGAATTATTTTGGAATTAGCCGTAATATAATCCGTAAGTCGATTGCAAAAAATAAAACCGTAGAGATACCCGTTAGACCTGATCGTTTAATTGAATTAGGAATA